GAGTTGTACGTCGTTGGACGTGTTATCTGCCTCATCAATGATGATGACTTTGTGTTTAGCAGTTGCTGTAAGCGAGACGGTCGAAGCGAAGTTCTTCGCATTGTTTCGGACAGTATCCAAGAACCGCCCTTCATCGGATCCGTTGATGACATAAACGTCTGCTCCAAGTTCATTACACAGTGCCTTAGCAACCGTGGTCTTACCAATACCTGGAGGACCAGCGAGAAGCATATTAGGGATTTCGCCCTTATTTAGAAAGTCTTGGAAGGTTTTTTTAGTTGATTCGGGGAGAATACATTCATCAATAGTTTTCGGGCGATATTTTTCAACCCAAATAAAATCACTCATAATCAAATCCAATCAGGTTTGCGATGGGGCAAACGAAGGTAATTATCGCACACCCAGGGTTTAGATGCAATATACATCTTATAAGCATCAAAGGTTGAAATGCTTGTATCAAGTTTATATTCGTCAGGCATTGCCCTTACGAATGGTGTGTGGTCTGACCATGGAGACCATGGAAATAATTTGTCTGCTACTTTCAGAGTATTTTCACAAGTGTGTTTTTTATCATACCTATCAGTATATTCCAGACACAACATCAATCCATGAAGGATTAACCAACGAGCATTTGCCTTTGATTCATTTGCCCAAATGGTGCAAGGATGATTGCGAAAGGCACCCTTCTCCGTAGCATAGGGTGTGCCATCTGCCTTGGGAAGAGTGCCATATCCATGTCCCCACTTTTCTGATGCCACGATAGAAAGCATCTGGCAGCACTCTAAGGGCATCTTGACAATGTGTTTATCAGGAAGCACTGTAGCGGATGCTCTAGGACACTCGTTAGTTACAAAGATGTTCATGATAAAAGTTTACTGATACTGATTGCCAGTAAGAACGATAACATTATAACAACATCCCATGCTTTTGTCTTTACAAAGTATGGGATTGAAATCAGGTCAGCGATAAAATTAATTATCACACCTGCTAAAACATTGAGGTGAAGAATTACAAAGTAGGCAACAATGACTCCAATGCTGCCCACAATTCTCATTCTCGTGAGGGTTTTATCCAAAGGTCGAATCTGGTTCCAGAGCAATATAATACTTCAGATTGTAGCGGGTGTTGGTGAACTGTGACAAAAGTTTAGAAGAGACAACTACATCATAGGCACCAGGAATGATTTTAATGTTTTCAACTTTGAAGTTGAATGCAAACTCCTTATCAGTTTCACCAACAACGATGGCATACTCGTTAGAAGTATCGTTCTTCTTATCACGAACAACCAGTTTGATGACGCCTGCTTCACCGATAGCAGAAAGGTCAGGCAGTTGATATACTTGTGCTGCTTTCACCAGTTTCTCCAGAGATGCACTATCCAGTTGGAAGCAAACATCTTGAGAGGGAAGATTAATCTCTTTCTCAGGAGGAGAAACAATTACATTAGGATCAGCAAAGAAATACTTCACACGTCGCTTGCCTTCACGGATGCTGAGATATGAATCTTCTTTGAAGTCAAGGTCAGGATCCTGGTGCAAACTCAAACCATTCAGAAACTGGTTAAGGTCATAGATGGCAAAGTCGCGAGGAAAATCTTCGTTGATATCTGCTTCAGCAAGAATATTCTTGGCAACAGAAATAGTACGAAGACGATTACCCTCTTTCACCAGAATCGAGTTGTTGATGCCAGCAAAGTTTTTAAGGACGGTAAGAGTGTTGTCAGACAGTTTCATAGTGTTGGGATTCAATTTCATCACTGAGGGTAGGTTTCGCGTTGTGCATTCTTATCGTTGAAATGCATCAGAAGTACAGCATAGTGCAGAATCTTCATAATGTCACGTCGTGCAGTGCCTTTCTTATCATAACGAGAGGCATACTTGAGGATATTGCTGCGGCAGAAGGATTCTCCATCTCCACATGCTTCAATCAAATCAAGTGTTTGAATTTTATCATCACCAGCAGAGTAGTGCTGATTGTATGTTGCAGAAATATAATCGGTCAGTTCTTTGAGAATACGATCCTCACTATACTTAAATCGATTAGGATTGTTGTTATTCATATCAAGATTAAAAGTAACTACATCGTCACCCAAACCACCTCTTACGTGCGATCCAGTGAAAGAAATGTGGTCTTCACCAGCACCAAACCAGTCAGAAGAAACTGGTGCAGCAGCAACCACATCACTGCTGAAATTGATAGTATCAGGAGAAGCGGGGGCAGTCATAAAAGAATCAATGTACATGTCTTCACCAAGTGTTTCAGTCATTTTTAGTTCATCATAAAGTAGAGACCAGGAATTAACCATAGCAGAAAAGGAAATCATTTACAAGTGATTCTGCTTTTTCCTTACCAAACTTATTGGAAAGGTAACCACCAACAGGATCAAGATCTTTCATGTACTTATCAAAATTTTTGTAAGTCGCATACATAAAGTTCTTATTTGGTTTCTTTGATTCTAACATTTCTTTGTAAACTTGTAAATAGGCACTGAAGTCATCTAGGTAATTATTGACCTCATTCATAGCGCATTTACGAATGAATACATTTTCAGAGAAATGATTACCAGGTTCAAAAAATCTAAACGTTCCATCTGCCTTTGGTAGAGATGGAACAGAAAACAAGTGATTTTCTACTGGGTGTTGAAAGTCAAATACAATAATAACCTTCTTATCAAAGAAACCCATAAGATCCATACCAAAACAAGGAAGATCTTCACCAGTTCGAGGATAGATGATGTTGTTGTAAATGCAGGACTTATCATCCCATATCTCAACTTCCCTAGACTTGTTTATGTAACGGTCTTTAGGAGTTCCATACAACTTGGCAGTGAGAGAAGTTCCTTTCTCCTCCCATTCTGCCCAAGTTGAAAAGTGATATAGTTCAGGAAAGGTCTCCCACAGAACTTTCTTGTACTCCTTCCACAGGGAGTTGGAAGTCGGCGTCAACTTTGTCATACAGTTCAAGGAATGCTTGTTTAGTTTCGTCGTCAAATCGGTTCAAACAAACTTGGATTGCTTTTGCCTTATCACCAAAGATATTGTATGCCTTGACGATATGAACCAGGCGGCGGGTGCTGATGATTTCCTCAATACCACCATCATAGAAGGTTTTGCGTATAATGTCTGCCCAATCACAGAGACGCTTCAGGAAATCAAGATCGGAAGGTGTCGTAAATGCTCCGATGGAAGAAGCAACTTTGTAGAGAATCTTATACTCGTTTGTCGCAGTAGGATACTCTTGCTCAAAAGTTACTGGGAAACGCTCAAGGAATGCTTCGTTGAGCACATTAGTTCCAATGAAGCGACCATCATCAGAACCTTTACCCTTGGTGTTGGCAGTGGCGATAACATTGAATCCAGGGGTAGGTTGAACGAACTTACCAATCTTTTTCAGAAACACACCTTTCCCTTCAAGGATGGACTGGAGGCAGAGAATCTTGTTGGAAGCAAGGTCAATTTCATCGAGTAGCAGGATTGCTCCTCGTTGGAGTGCTTCCACGACAGGTCCGTTATGCCAAACTGTTGCCCCATCAACAAGGCGAAACCCACCAATAAGATCGTCTTCATCTGTTTCAATAGTAATGTTTACGCGGATAAGTTCCCGACCCAACGCTGCACACGCTTGCTCAACTGAGAATGTTTTACCGTTTCCAGAGAGACCAGTAATGAACGATGGATAGAATACACGGGACTCAATAATTTTTTTAATATCTGCGAAGTTGCCAAACTTGACGAAAGAATCATCTTTTAGTGGGATAAGATTTTGTTCTACAGGAGGAATTGTGGAAGGTGCTTTTACAGTTTGCTCAAATTGAACTCGTGCCTCTTGAATCGTTAGATTCCATTTACCGCGACCAGTTTTGAAATCAGAGAGTTTGTTGGTAACAGTTTGATAGTTAGAACCGTTCATTGCACACCAAGCACGAACATCGGCAGCAGTCACAGACTCTCCATATGCTTCTTGAAGGGAAGTGCGGATGTAGTCGGCGGAGATGGTCATTGAGTGGTTTGTTTCAACTGAAGTTATTATACAAGAAAAAAGGGGGTCCGAAGACCCCCAGTGGACAGTTGTAAAACTGGTTCACCCATCAAGTTCTTCTAGTTCAGCAATCAACTTTTTCTTGCTGTGACGCTTATCAAGTTCAACGCCACGCTCTCTACCAAGTTCTTCCAGTTCATCCTTGCTCATTTCTTCAAGAACTGGTGTTTCTTCTTTTACAGGTTCAGGAGCAGGTGCTGCCTCAACCTTTGGAGCGGGTGCTCCGCCTCTAAGTAAATCTCCGAATCTGCTCATTGGTCTAACAGTAGTTTTCTATTATTTATTAAAAAAGGAGGTCTTAATGACCTCCTCATAAATCACTTGTTTCTTTGCTCCCACCTTGTAATATAATCTCTGAAGATTTTTTGTTTTTCTGCTTCAGATTTACTAGCAAATTCTTTACGATACTTTGCCATTACTTCCTTATATGATGGTGGTCTTGATACATTACTCTTTTCAAGTTTGATAACCCCAGGTTTTGATCCAGTTTCTTTTGGTGGATCAATACGCTGTGCAAATGGTTTTGATGAAGTTCTTGCAGGAGTCATTGCATTAGCTTTTCTCACATCCCTCTCAACTGACCTTGCATTAAGAGCTGCAGCACCTCTTCCACCACGACGTTCTTGTCTTCTCAATCTAGACATTGATTTATCTAGAGATTGTTGAGCTTTATTAAGAGCATCGTCCGTTCCCATGACACCAGCTCTCTGGTCTTTCACAACATTACCTGCTCTTTTAGCAATTGCAGATTTTCCACCTTTCTTGGCAGATTTAGTAAGCAATTTCTTACCAACCCTGACGGCACCTTTCAATAAAGCACCAATACCTTCATTCATGACAATTTCAGTTTGTTCTTCATTAAGATTTGCCATGATATACATAGCATCCTCTTCACTATAACCCTCATCAAGAAGTTCACCCTTCACAATATCAAAGAGGTCAGCAGATGCTGCAATAGGTTGTCTCTTTTTTTGAACAGCAGGAGCACCAGCAGTTGGTCTAGGTGCAGGTGTAGCAGTTGGTCTAGGTGCAGGTGTAGCAGTTGGTCTAGGTGCAGCAGAAGTAGAAGCAGGTGCTGGTTTAGCAGCAGATTGAGCTTTCTTCTGTGCAGCAAGTCTATCTTGCTGAGCACGGAGAGCAGAACCAGCGGGTGCCTGTCTATTCAGAACTTCTGGTCTGTTTGCTTTTTTAATAGAAGCATCAACAGATGCCTGTCTTTGTGCTTGCTGAACACCACCAGCAACAGCAGCCTTCTCTTGCGCTGCTCTATCGCCACCAGAAGCCTTGGCAGCAGCACGGGCAGCTTGCGCTGCTCTCAGTTCTGCCATTGTGGGCAGTCTTCTTTCAAACTTCTGTCCAGAAGCAGTAGTTCCAGTTGGAACTGGTCTTGCGGCAGGAGCAGGTGTTTTATCTGCAACAGCACTACCAGCAGGAGTGGTAGGAGCAGGAGAAGGAGAAGGTGCAGGAGAAGGTGTAGGAGCATTGGCAGTAAATGTCCTCTTACCAGAAGCATCGTAAGTTACAGTACCTTGCTTGCCACCAAGAGTTGCTGCATACTTTCTACCAACAGTAACTCTTCCACCAGCACCACCAGATGCTGCAACCGTTTGAGATGCAGGAGGGTTATTTCCCGCTGGTGGGTTAGTTCTTGCTGGCGGATCGGTTTTTTGGTCTTTTGCGTTTGCAGCCGCTCTTTCCGCTTGTTGTTTTCTGAATATCTCTAAACCTTTGTCAAGGTCTCCACCACCAAGTCTTCTCAAATTAGCTTCACCAGTCTGTCTGGTTCTATATCTTGCATCCCTATTAAGTGCAGCATCGGTTCTTGCGGACCGCTGGTAATTAGACATATAAGTTCCTGGTGGAATCTCTTTATTGAGTTGAGCTTCCTTACCTGCTCTTCTCTCCGCTTCTCCAGCAGCACCGCCACCAGCCTGTTGAATCAAACGATCTCTTTCAATACGAGCACGTTCTTTCTCTTTCGCTCTCCGCTGTCTCTCTGCCGCACTTGGAATATTAGAACCCTCCTCAGTATCAAACTCTCTAAGAAAGTTCAATTCTTCATCAAGTTGCTCAACTTCTGGTTGAACATAAACCTGATTCAGAGCTTCCATCATGCTCTGGACTTGTTTTCCTGTAATCCTATCCATTTATCAGTTCTCCGTGATTAACTCAAACCATTGCTCACTCATTCCACTGATAATGGAATCTGCAGAATCTACATCGGTGGCGTAACCTTCCTCAATGAGGTGTGTTACAACCTTTTCATAGATCTCTTTTGTCTCTTTTAATTTCTTTGGGGAAGGTTTCATCGCTAGACAGTTTTTCTATAAACATATTTATTCAAGCAATGAGTTCCACAAACTCTCCAAGGATTTTTTTGTTCATTTTTTTATTACGAAGACTTTTTACGAAAGCACTCTTGATTTGAGTCTTAGTTGCATCATCAGCAACGTTGAACTCAGAATCTTGAGATAGTGCGTTAGCAGAAAGACCAAAGTAAGTACTATAACCAGATGATTTGATGGAGAACGCTTTCTGCTTTTTCCAAGCA